GGAGATGCTGCCATGGTGGTACGAGAGCCATCAAAATCTTCACGAGTTTTGAATGCTGTTTCAATGCGATGAATGTGTCCATAAATCACACTTGTCTTTTCGCTGTTCAAATAAACATGGGCTGTTGAGCCAGAAGACTTAACCCTGTCTCCGTGAATAATTCTTAACTTTTCGTTAATCCAAAAATCAGAAGCCGGATATCCTGGTCTGTATTCAACCCCAAAATCATCCATACGGACAAGATATGGAACAGTTAATACCGGCCAAGAGTCTGGAGTGTTGCCCTTGCGAATTCCATACGCTGAAACAGCATTAATTAATAAGTACTTCGGCATTCTTTCTTCATGATTGCCGGCAAGCCAAACTATTTTAGCGGTTGGCGCAGCTTCTCTAAGCTGAGCACAGAATGTTGTTGCCCGATCAATTGAAGCCTGCATAGTTTGTTGATACGCAGGTGTTGTGATGTATTTTCCTAAAGTTGGGAAATCCAAATTATCACCAACACAAACTACTGAGTCTGGCTTTACATCACGAACGATTGAAAGCATAATCTCAATTGCTTTTTCGTCATGAGTTGGCTCTAACTTGCCATCACGACCTCTGTAGTAACCAATTTGTGCATCAGGAACAACAACGCATTTTTTATATTTTGAAGTTTTCTTTGTAGCAATTCTTGGCTTCGGCAATCTTACAGCAGGGCCTTGCTTAATCACAGGCCATTGCGGACCACGAGACTCTCTTCTAACTCTACATATACCGTCTTTATCAAGTGTCTTGCGACAACTATTATCCGCATATCTTTGATTTGCCGTTTTAGGCTCAAACTGATATGTGCAATCAGTACCTTCACATTGTTTCATATATCTCCTTAAGTATAGGAATTCTATAGTACATTATCTCTAGACCAAATCCTCTTTATTTTGAAAATTTTTATTTTTTTCTTTTAAATTATCCCTTATTTCTTTATTGCGTTTCTTCATAGTTTGTCGCATTTTCTCCCTATGCTCAGCAGTTGGCTTTCTGCCTTCTCTATGGAGTGCGCTATGCTCGGAATGAGTGCATAAAAAAAGGTTATTTAAGCGATTGTCGCTTTTAATTTCATTTATATGGTGCACTGTCTCCCATGGCTGGACATGCCTGCCAAGGTATTTTTCAAGAACTGCTCGGTGTTCATAAACATATCCCTTGATATTAAATGGGTGATCCTGATCTAAAATACGAACATATCCTTTGTCATCAACATATTTACCGCCCCCGTAATTTGGATTATTTTCTCCAGAAATAGATCTTAATGCCCAATTAACATCTTCCCTTTTAGATGCTAAAACTCTTTTTGTCATTACGAGCCAGAGCCAATGTCCTCAACATATAATTGCAACTTCTTCGCAGAAGTTGCGCCAACACTAATTTGTGGTGCATTTGTTGCTCCAGAAACAAAAGTTCTTTTAACAACAACAGAAAAAGATTGCTGAGAAAGCCCGCCACCGCTTTGAGCAACAGCAGAATAAACACCAGCGCCAACAGTTGTTGGCTGGCTCTTGTAACTTTGTTGGTTAGCTGTAATGTTTGCATTACTGGTAACATCATAAAATATATGTGGAGGCGGAGTCATATCCCATTGCATTATTGGACTTGCTGCATCAAAACCAGATGCTACTTGAAATAATTTCAAACTCAATATTGAATCCTCAGCACCCTTGGCTGCGATTTCAAACCCAGGAAATACGCATGTAACACGAAAATACCTATCTGCTGGAATTGTAATTCTTTGATCGGCTCCACCACCAGGATTTGTCAACTGAATAACTAATGAGTTTGTTGCAACAACATTGGCAACAATAGGTGCAGTTGTTGACTGAATTAGCTGGAGAATTCCGCTTGGCTTCCTATCATTAGCATCCCTGATTTGTTCCATATTCATTGACATTTGGGCGAGCCTTTCGCCGGTTATTGGGGTGCCATCAGACCAGGACACAAAAGAGTAATTTTCATAAGCCATTTAACTATTATACCTCATTTAGACATATCTATACCAATTAACAGCCGCATACCTAGCTCCTTTGGTAATTTTTTTAACACGGTGCATATAGGGAAAAGCTGAGCAAAATACAACACAATCTCCAGGCTCTGGAGAGTATTCAATGTTAAAATGCTTAAAGCCCAATTCCCCTCCTTCATAATCGCTATTAAAATACATTACAGCAGAAACTGTTCTAGGAATTGATGGGCAGTCATCATTATGATAGTTAAAAAATTCTCCCTCGGCATACCGCATCATAATAAGATCGTGGTTGGGGATTACGCTATGATATTCATATTTTTGGCAAAATTGATTAACAATATTAGTCATTTCTTGCTGCACTTCGCCAATTAATATTCTTAATGGATCTGATTCATGGCATTGTCTTAGCTCACTTGTAGAAAAAATTTTACAATTTCTTACATGTTCATCAATTTTTGAATAATATTCACCATTTTCATTTTTTTTAATCACAGACCCCATTGTTAAAAATGGATCAGAATAAGTTTTAAGTATATTATAATAATATTCAATTTTATCAATTCCAACGGAATAAACATCTATACCTGGGGCTAATGATTTTTTAATCACCATTTTTCTAAAGGACAGGATGCATTATTTAATTTAGTTTTCATTGTCATAATACAACCACACTGTTTACATTGTTTTGTTAAATCAATTAATTCTGGACAAGATTTGCATATCTCATATCTTGAAGAAGATATTTCATCATCCACATAATTATTGGAATTTAACAAATGCCAGGGCCTGGAATCGCCTATTTTTTTCTTATACTCTTGCCATGCACTTAGCATTATGGAGCAATAAAATTAGTGCCATCCCAGGTCCAACCTGGAACAACATTTGGCTGATCAGTAACTTCAATTACAATAGGGTTGCTTGATAAGCCAGCAGCCCATGCTGCAGACTGCGGACCACTAATTGAATCATCAAATTGAATTTGCATAAAGACATCGCCTTCTGTAACGCAAACAAATCTTCTAATAGACATTTTATTTCTCCTTTAACACAGTATACCATTAACCAATGCAATAACTATTATCAATACAAATAAACCCATCTGGGCATGGTGGAGAACAACCTGCTGGTGGTTCTCCAACCACGACAACAACTCCACCTACTGCGTCTACTCCGCCTACCCCACCTACTCCGCCTACTGCGTCTACTCCGCCTACTGCGTCTACCCCTACTGGCTCAGGAGGTGAACCTACGGCTGGCGGGGAAGCTCCGCACTTCTGTATACAATATGGTTGGCCATCTATGTAAGCCCATAATTGATCAGCCCCAGCATCATAGTAGAATTCAAATGTTTGATTACCATAATTTTCATAAATAACACCAGAGTCTGTATAAACAGTACTTGACGCAATACCGCTGTTTCCTTGATAAACAGATGAAAGCTCCATTACACCTTCTGTAACAACAGCTCTGGGGAAAAGACCACCAGCGGCAGCACCATCAACTTTCATACCAGCAAAGTTAGAACCAAGAAACTTTCCAAGTATCATATCCCCAGAAAAATTTCCACCGGTTATAAGACTGTCGCCAGAAATTTCCCATCCAGCAATTTGACCAGCAGTTGCAGTGACTGTTCCAGTTAATTCCAAACTAGTGCCGTTGTAAAACATATAGTTATTAGCAGCACCAACGGAAAATGTTCCATTTGAGTTCCAATAATTTAAGGCATTGATATATATAGAATCAGCTACAATTTGACCTCTGATTACAGCAATATCAAATTCAGCAAAACCATTGCCATAAATAGCCCATCCGGAAGTGTTGGCGACATAATTGTTACTTCTTATTATGTTATTAACTAAAACAATGTTAGCTGCTAATTGGTCTGCTGTTATGGTATTTGAGACAATACTGATCGCATGCAAACTATTTGGAGCCAAGCGAATTCCGGTAGGTCCAAGAACAGTTTCAGTAACAACATTTGCGATTACATTTTTTAAAGCATCAAAATTTGCTTCTTGGCGAGACAGCCTAGAGCCAGCACCAACATAACCCACTGTCCAGTCATAAAGGGAGTATTCATCAGTGTCTATAAGAGAAGAAGATATGCCGTCATGATTATGACCACCGTTGTAAAATACAATTGAGCTTTCAGATACTCCGCTAGAACCACTCACTCTTGCCATTAGACAACCTTCCTTACAACAATGCTTTGTGATGGGCTATCGGAAAACACACAATCTGTACTAATAACCCAATACTCTCCATTAATTATATCAAAAGAATCCATTGAAGATATTTTTATTCTATCCCCAAGTTGAATTCTTGGATTTGGCAATATATTTAAATTTATAATAGGAACTGGCTCACTCATTTTATTAATAATAAAATCTGCTATTTTTTGTGCTTTTTCTAAATTAGAAATAAATTCATTTTCTATAACTAATTCTTTAAGACCATATTTTCTAATATTGTCGTCAAGCTTTGCAACTTTCTCAACCACTTCACCTTTAGCTTCAGTAACAACAACTGGGATGCCAGCAATTGACGCAAAAGCCTTAACATTGCTGGCAACATCTTCTCCTTCAACATAAACCAATGAACCCGAAGTTGTTGCATTAGAAGCGGCAATGATTAATTTCGCTCCGTAATGGTTTGGCTCAAATTTAATAAGCTCTATTAATGGCGGTGATGGTTCAATCAAATTAGTTATTAATGGATTTTGAACTCTAAATGCAGGCGATTTGTCAAACTTAATATCAAAACTAAGAACTTCTCGCACAAGAGCGTTATTGGAGTGGGCTGCAGCAACTGTGCCAAATTGTGCTCTTTCTGCTAACAAGAAAGCGTTGCTTGTTGTATTACTATATTTTATAATTTCATTATCTATTTTAAGATAGCCCGATTTAGGGAATGGCGGTTTGTCCGTAGTACTAACAGGCAATGTATTGGATGTGCTAGTAATATTTGATTCAAGGTTTACAGTGCCCAAAGAAGTTGGATCTTCAGCTCTCCACAAAGACTGCCTAGCAATCAGGTTATTTGTTACTCCAGATATTTTCACAACTACTTTATTTGTTTGTAGTTGAACATTATAACTAGCATCAATAATATTGGTTGTATCTGAAAAAATTTGTTGAACATTGGCGTGTTGATCTATTGTTGTTTCAAAAAAACGATAATAATGCTCATATCTGGCTTTTTCATTTTCATCTATATACAGCCGGCCAAGATCAGCTAGGCTTATGCTATCAATTATGCTTTGTGCAGTGGTATCGTTCCCATATATAAAAGGAAATACATCCGATGGTTGCATTTGCGTTTCTATGTAATTATTTAAATTTTGTTCATCACTCAGGGATGTATTGAATATAACAAATTCATCAATTGTAAATTCCCGAATTGTGGATGGTGCTACTTCGGCTCCAGAAGTATAAGAGGCACCACGACCACCAATGCAAAGGTCTTTGTTGCTATAGGAAATTGGAGTACCAGTCAAGGTGATAGTGTTTGCTAAAACACCATTTACATAATATTTTAAAATATTGCCTTTTAGTGCAAAAGACATTAGGTAAAAAGAAGAGCTAGATAGCGCTGTATTGGATGAAATTATTTCAGTTCCTGATGATGTTATTACTTTCATTCCGTGCATTGAGGAATTGTAAAATAATTCAAACCCAGAATTTGGGGTGGAGTTATTCCAGTTACTAATAAACTCACCATTGCCGGAGAACGAATTTGCATTAAACTTAACATATGTAGAAATTGTAAAATCACCAGTATATGTGTGAGAATTGCTTTCAAAAACATTATAAGATATGTCATAAGGTATTCTTAAGTAAGAATTTGATGACAGAAGCAGACTCTTGTTGTCTGTATCAGAAACGACTCCTCCTGGTTGAGCCAGGGTTGGATTTCCCACATATATTGCATTATTTCTCCTAGAAGCTCTTTCTATTTGATTCTGGCTGGGGACAACGGACCAGCGACCAGTACCAGAATTAAAAGAAAGATATGATTGATTTGACCTGCTGCCAATTCTGTCTAAAGCAGCCATCGTTATTGTTTGATCAGAGTAAACCCAGTCAATACCGTTGCTATCATTTCGTTTCAATTTGATTTGAAAAGGCGCTCCAGTTTTAAGAGCACCAGTAAAAAATTCAATTCTTAATTCATACATTTTGCCAGCAGTTAAATTATAATTATCAGATTCTAGAGTTACTGTTGAATTAGTACCAGACTCAACAGAATACCAGTCATTGATAATCAAAACTTTATCTAAATAGACGCGAACACCACCTCTATTTATTAAAATCATTAAACTTTGATTCCCGGATGTGTCCGGAATGTAGAACCCATCAAAAACACCATTATAAAATTGCGTTACTGTACCGCCAGCATTTTTTGTAAAAGTGCCAGTGGTAAAGTTTAAGGCAACTGGATATGCTTGGTCTTGTGTTGATATAGTATTTGAAACTGTTGTTAATGATGGAGTAAAATAAGCTTTAATATCCAAAGCTTTTTCCATAACAGTTAAGTCTTTATCGTTAGCATCTAGAAGTATGTCTTTGAGACCAACTAAGTCATTAGATGTAACTTCTACGAATCTTGCTCTTAAAGAACTAGCTACGGTTCTTGTTGCATTATCTCTATCAACAATGTTTTCGTTAAAATTATAATGCAAAATAGCATTATTTCTTGTATATGACTCAGAAGGTTTTGACAAATAAGTTATATCTTTTTCAGGAAAATTAGAACTCATCAAAATATTTTTAGTTGCAAAAGGTATTGTAGAATCCTGAATGAAGAAGCCTTTGGTAAAAGTTTTTTCATTTAAAAATTTGCTCCAATTTGTTAATGAAGCACTAACAACCATTGACGATGAAGCAGCTTGCCATTCATCTATATAAAAAACACCATAAGGAACATATTCAAAGGTATCAAAATGCACAGTTGCGTTAGCATTATGGCTTCTGGCTATTGAGTCACCATAGCCTCTTTGAACAGCATTAAACAAAAATGGAGAATTCTTAGAGCAAAGAACATATTCTCTATTAATAGTATTTTTATCAATTGTCAATATAAAATTATTATTTCCACCACCATCTGGAAACCCAATTGTTGTCCCAACCGGGATTGTATTAGAGTTGGCATTAATAGAACTTGTTAAAAAAGTTGATATTTCGTAATCATTTGTTTTCTGAATTTGCCAACCGCCATATATAAAAAACTTTAAATCTTTTTTCATATATTTTCCAAACAAAGAATTTGAGCTAAATATATTAAAATTTTTACTATTATTATTAAAACTAATAGACGCTGTTGATGACCCGCCACCAGCAATTGGGAGACTTGTTTCGTGCACATCTCTTACCTTAGAAACACTTACATCAATTACATAATCAGTCATATCAACTTCGTATATAGGACACACCTCCTGTACCCTGGCGTTGTCTAGAGGGTTTTTAGTGGTATATACAGTTACTAGTATTTTGTTTATAGCACTGTTAGAAATGCCTTCAAGGTAGTGTGTAAAATAGTAATTATCTTCAGGTATTTCGCCATCTTGATCAAAAACAAGTGTTGATGTGTTTACATAAGCTTTTACATTGTAAGATTTAATTTGTCCATAATGTTCCGATGTAATAATTTTAATTAAATTTACCGGCCTGGCTGTAAACAGATATGTTAATACAACAGGTGTTGAAAACTCATAGCCGTTTCTAGTAGCGTGCAAGTTACTGGTGCTTTTATAAGATGACCAGTATCCGAATTCAAAGTTATCATCTAAATCCAAAACATTTGTTTTAGAACTACTAGATGTGGGTAAACAATGCCAATTGCCATTGGCGGTAATTATATTCCCGTTAACATCTTTAGCCCCAGCAACAGCCCATGGGAACGACTCTCTTTCAATCCCGTTAATTGATTCATTTGGTGTAAAATAAAAATCTGCTCTTTTTGATTTATTAAACAATATTTCGTTATCAGATAACGATCTTGACTCCGATAGCATTCCGTAAGCTTCGTTGATTATGTCATTATTTGTAGGCGTAGCATAAGTAGCATTGCTTGATGCTATTTCGGTATTAGCGTCAACCTTATCAATATGGCGACTATCAAGCCAATGAGCAATAACCATTGGTTTTATTTTTTGGGAAATAGCAGAAATTTTGTCTACAAAAGTATTAGATATTGGTTTATCGTAAAGTCCGTAAGTTAACATTAGACCTCGCTCAGAGTAATTGAGCAATCCCAATAGTAAGTATTGGAGCTAATATCCCTTCTAACCAGGGTTTCGTTATAATTTGTCACTAATACATTATAACTTGTTTGAGTATCTGGTGTCACTCCTGATGAATCCATATTGGTAATTTTAAGCACATGGTAATCAGGGTCTTCAGCTATTGACGCAATGTAGTCTCTAGCCCACCTATTGTCAACCGTTTGCTCTTTACTATTTGGCAGATATTGCCATGAAAGCACAAAAACATTTCTACTGGCTCTTGTAGTTGATTTGTAATAACGACTTCTAGTGTTTTTAACATTAGTATTTTCAATATAAATTGGCTCAATAGAGGATTCAATAATTCTGTTATGATTTGTTATAACCTTATCATCTATTGAAAGCAAAGTTCTAATCTGCTGCGTATCAAGGATTTCAGCTCCGCCAACAGATGGGCGATATTTGATAATTCTTGGTGTTACTGTTAAGTTGTTTAGTAAACTTGTACGAATAGTAAGAAGTATCATTTTGCCAAGAACAGACAGATCAACATGAGCAGACATTGATGACGAAATATGAGCTATCTTCTGAGAAATAGCCGTAACACTCAAAGCGCCACTTAATGCAGAATCTGCTTTTGCAGTTTTTATCATTTGCAAATCAGCAACATCTACATGCCCACTAATATTTGATTGAGCATAAGCTTCTTTAAGCATTGAAACTTCCACTGATGCCCCAGAAGCCCCAATAACATCATCAAGTTGACCAAACGCAATTTTTTCCATATCTACAGAAATACTAAGATTTGCAGAAATAGAAGCCGAAACATCCTGTCTTTCAAATACCGCTGTTAGAGATGTTGATAAAATGTTTTGAATTGAAACTGACGCATATGCAATTTTTGTTGCATTTGCAGACAATTCAGAAGCACCAGATACATCTGATTGCGCATGCAAAATTTCTGTTGCTTGAGCTGTTAATGTAAGCGATGCTGAAAGAGAAGCACTTATAGCTATTGCATCATCTGCGGTATAAAAATCATAACCGCTACTTAACGGCTCTGTTATGCTAAAACGACTAAAATTCGCCATATTAAGCCTCAACCAAAGTTAAAGAAACATCGTAATAACTGCATTGCGTTGAAAAATCTCTTCTAATTAAAGTTTTAGAATAAGAATCAACATAACATGTATACTCATCATACGGACCATCAGGAACAGTCTGTATAGCAACCGTTACGGTTCCACGAATATTACCCAAAGTTTCTAAGTAAATCTGCCCTTTACGATTATCAACAGTTTTTGATTGAAGACTGGGTAGGTAAGACCAAGAAAAACTAAATTCTTTTTTATTATCTTTGTAGAACCTTCTTTTATGACCACTTGCTAAATCTATATCATTTACAGACAAAAGTTCAGAAGATTCAAATGTTCTATTGTGTTCAGTAATTTCATTTCCGTTAATTAATATTAGGTTAACAATAGACATCAGTTGCCCCTATTTAAACCATTATAAGTTGAAATAACTCTGTTTTCAAGACCGGCTGCTTTTTGATTTCTAGGCAAAATTTTTGTATTGTACTCTTTCATCATTGACTTGAACCATTCTGGTTCTCCAACAAATGTATCAACATAAATATTTACATTTTGCGTTGAAGAACTTGCTCCGCTCATAGCTTGCAACGATGGGCTAGGTATTCTCATAGACGGAATTTCTGGGACTGAAAACTTGGCTTTATTAAGTTGTGCTAGAACAGGCATACCTATTCTTCTTACCGCTTCTGCATTCAAAACATATTCGCCACCATGCAAGGTTGCTGGAACTGGAGTTGAAGATGATCCAGGCACAAATCCACCGGCTTTAAATTTTGGCCATTCAATTGATGGATCTATGCCCACAGGTCTCTTGACTTTTCTAATATTCGTAACGATTTGTTCTGGATACTTCATGGCTTTAGCAACTAAATCTTCAAACGCTTCTTCTGTCATTTCTCCAAGAGAAACCGCATCAAAATCAGGAACATTTAGATACTGCGTGTCGTCTGCAAAAGAAAGCGGGTCCATTTTGAGAACCTTCACCCTTTCATATGATTGATTAAATACTCCAGTTTTAACTTTAATCCCCAACGCCAACAATCTCTTAGCAAGTTCTCTTTGCGCACGAAGTTGATTTTCTGGAGATACCATATTTATATATTCGGCACCCCAGCCCATATCGCCCACGGCACCTGCTATATTTTGTGGCCCTAGATGCTCCCGGAGCAGAGTCACCATATTAATATTGTCCTTATCAAAGTTAATTCCTGGGAATTGAATTTCTGAATAGGCTCCAGGTAGTGTCTTGGCAAATTCTGGTTTTAGTCCGTATACGCCAGCGAGGATAGCGTCTGATAAATTTTTTGGAAGACTTTTTACAGCATCTGCTTGCTGAATTAAATTTTGCGCATATAGTCCATAACTATCTCCTACCGTATATGTTATTTTAGAAGATGGTACTAAATCAATAATTGCTCTACCCAGCAATTTATCTAATTCAAATTCATAATTATACGCAATACCACCAAGGTCAGAAGTCATTATTGCGCCACCTTCTCTAAAATTTGTATGGAATTTACTGTAACCAATAGCTGTGTTGAAATCATCTATATATCTCAGGTATCCGTAATTACTATTACCTTTTAAGAATGCTTCTTCTATATATTTCCTAATTCCGTTATATGCACCAGAACCGCCTGCGGCTTCAGCTGATACTCCTATCTCCTTCAAAAATTGAGTATTGCCAAGATAACCGCTTCTAGTAGCTAGTGCTGAATCTATAACGCCCTGGTTTAGCATTGCAGCTAAATCGGATCCTCTTGCAGCCATTGAGGGAACTACTGATGATGGTTCAAATAATTTTAATCTACTTGGACTTGGGCGGCTAAATAAGAGAGTTTCTACTTCACTCAAGGCTGGCAAAGGATAATCTGGTTTTGTTGCCAAGTGCCTTTGAAAAATTTGTTCTGCCGTTAATCCAAGTCCTGCTTTTTTTTCTACCACTTCAGATACCGCTTTGTCAATTAATTTAGCATCAGCAGCATTTCTGATATCAATTTTTCTTAAGATTGAGTTTGCTGCGGCTACTCTTATGGATGCTTCAGTTCCATTGCGATCAATTCCTGTCAAAGAAGGTTTTTTTCTAAAAAGTGTATTAGTAATTTTATTAATAAACCGATTAATTCCACTAGCATCACCGTTTGTTTTGCCAAAAAATTCTTCCCATATAGATTTAGAAGATCTCCCTGGCAAGAAAGACTTCATTTTTTCTTTAATATTAAATTTCCATGCACTAGTGTAATTTTGTAATTGCTGCAGCGGGAATTCTTTTTTACTTAAATTTAATAAAGGAATTTGTTGTATATCTCTTTTATGTGGTCGTAAACCAAGAGCAGACCCGGCTTTATTTACCCAATCATGATACCAAGCACCCTCCTTAACTCTTCCGGTTGATTTATTTATCTTTTCTAAATACGAAGTAATCATTCCAGCTATTTTCATTTTTGAAGCAAGAAAATTAGAGACTTCTGCTGATTCAGGAATAATTCTTGGATCCAAACTTGGTGCTTTACCCCTGGTAAAACCTGGTTTACTTTCTTTTAATAGATTAAAAAAAACTCCTGCTGAGTCTAATACTGATCCAAAAATTGGATCGTTTTCATTAAATACGGCAGTGCGTGATTTTGCACCAGGAGATAAATTGAGCATATCATCAATATATTTATTCCAGAAAATAAGTTCATCTTCAGAATTTAAAAGTTTTGGCATTATGCCTTGAGTCTGAAGTTTTGCTTTTGCCATTAACCTTAAAGTATTGACGCGAGGGCCTTCCGGAAGCAAAGACCCCCCACCACCTAACAAATCTAACTGGTCAAACAAATATAACAAACCTCTATCAAATTCTGATTCTTTTCCGCTAGGAAGCGCATTACTCAATGCAGGAGCGTCATTAGATATTCGCAACATAGGCCTTGGTTTTGTTTTTTCTAGTTCTCGCCACCAATTCCTGCCTATGCCCTTAAAACCATCTGCAAAAATAGTATTTTTAGTTAATGCATGCGTAATTCTTTCCCTAAGTGTTGGATTTACAGCATCAAGACCAGCAAGTCCAATATGCTGGACAAAATTATTTATACCTCTATTAATTACCGGAGATATTGCATCTTTTAGACCAATGACTCCACCAATACCCATTTTTTCAGAAATTGCTGCACTTGCAAAGTTTCCTATTTTACTCAAACCAGGTATTTTCACAGGAACAACAGATGTTACAACATTAAGAGCATCAACGAATCCAAATTTAGAACCGGGAGCATCTCCCTCTCTGTTTTGCAAAGTAAAGTTTTTGCCAAACATTGCGCCGATGTTTAATGGCTTCCCAGTTTGAGCTTCTTGCCTTGCTTGATAGTTGGTAATCGGATTTGATGATTTGTTAGTAAACGGAGACATGGCGGCATCGGTTACTGAGCCAACAATATTGTTAATTTCATTACCTAATTTAATTGCGCTGACTCCAGCATCATTTAGCCCCCACTTCAGTACCGATCCAAGCTCTTTTATTCCACCAGTTATTTTATTAGTATCTGTGGAGAAAATATCCATAACACTTCGCCCAACAGGCTTGCCCTGCGCAACAGCTTTAGCGTAATTCAAACTTAACTTCTTATTAGCTTCGCTTTCCCCCGCAAAAGTCATTGCTGATGTTGGGTAAACTTTGGGCAAAGGTGCATTGGTTTTACCCAACATTGCCCTTTCCATCATGTCTGCACTTTTACCTCGTAGAGCACTACCAGTTGGGATTTTTCCGACAAATCCGCCTTTCTTAAAATACGGAATGCGGTTATCATTCATTTTTGTTAAAGCACCAACACCAATTCTTTCAACAGCTTTAGCGTTAAGGACAAACTCACCACCATGCAATATTGCTGGTATTGCGGTATTAGGCGATCCACTAGTATAGCCGCCTTCTGCATAGCCTTTGACCGGAACCATACCGCCAGCTGAAAACTGAAAAATACCACCAATTCTTCCAGTGATACCTTTAATTACGCTATACACCGGGTTATTAGTAACATTTCTAGCAAACCAGTTTGTTATATTTCTCCAAGTATCTTGTAGACCTGTAAATAAATTATCCCAAACCCCGCTTAATCGTTTTCCGATATCAGCCATAAATCCGCCAACAGCGGTGGGCATAGATACTGTAAACCAGTTTGTTATATTATTCCATGTGGTGATTAAGTTAGCATGTAAGCCATTCCATGCGCCTCTTAAATTATTTGTAATTCTCTCAGGCAATGAAGCCAACCATGGGGACAGTTCTTCATTCCAATAGTTCCTTACTCTTTCCCAAGCAGCTGTCATCATTTTGCCCAATGCAGTTGCTGCTAACAAATTCAAAGGACCAATTATTGCTATTGACAGCAGCATCAGCAAGTTATCTTTTACAAAAGAAGCCATTGAATTACCAATTTGTTTCATAATTTCTTTAAAAATTTTACTAAGGGCGGGGACAGCAACTGCTACAACTTTGTCTACAATTTTGTCTGGATCAAAAGCTTTATCAACCGCAGTGTTAATTTGACGCTCCATGTTATCCACACTGCCGTTTAATTTAGATCTTAATTTTTCATTAAATGCTATAATTTGCCTTTCCATATTGTCGGCCGAACCAAAGGCAAACGCTGGTTTTTTAATAACATTTATTGGTTCTGGCTTACTTGGGTCTTCAAACTGGAATCCAGGTTCTTTTGCACCAGATTCAGATCCAGACCCATCTCCTTTTTCTTCTTCACGAATTGTTTCAAGTGTTATTTTAATTGTAGCTAAACTCTCAAGTTCTTTTATAAGAGTTTCAAATTTAGTTTTAAATTCACTAAATATATCACCCTTAAGACCAGCGATTGTTCTCTTTATCCCGGCAATCATTGCATTTACAGCACGAATACCTGCCTGATCCCACATTGTAGTAATGGCTTCGGATGTTGTAGTGGTGGTCAATAAAGTCTTAATAGCATCCATTGTTGGAGTAACATACTGCGGAATTACGCTGGCATTAAACGCCGATTTGAAAGCATCAGTGACTCCATTTGCCATATAATAAGCAGCGCCAAGAATTGATTTCGGATCCTTAACATTTCCTGTTGCTCCAAATTTTTGTGCGGCAATATCAACCAGTGTGTTGAAATCTGTATCAAACAACTTAATTGCTGAGTTTAAGGATTTAGAAATAGCGCTTGGTAACTCGTTCATAGAACCACCAAATATGGTGGCCATTTGCTCTGAGAAATCAACCCCTATACCGCCAAGGTTTTTAAGCGCTTTTTCAAATTCTTCTTTTGAGGCAAAACCTTTTTCTTTCAAAAGCTCAACTTGCTCATCAAATTGCTCTTCAAGAAGATCAAATTGCTTTTCAAGCTGTTCTTTTTGATTTGCTATAACAGCTTTTGCAATCTCTCTTTGTTCAGCCTGAAGATCCCTGTTGTATCCTCTGTCAAGATCAAGCAATTCTTTATCTGCTGATTCTTTTGATTTTCTTTCTTCGGCATCAAGCCTTCTTGCGTCTTCGTAACGACCTTCGTATATAGCAAGCTTTCTTTCACGAATATAATTTTCAACATCAGTAGCTCTATTGCGTATCATCTCCCTACGCTTTTCTTCATAGTCCATCTTCTTTGTCAATTTTTCTTCAGCCTCAGCTAAAGCATCAATACCAGCAGACATGTCATCAAAAGCATCAAGAGCATTTTCTCTTTGCTTATCAAGCTGTTTTTTAATGTTGTTAGTAACTTTATCAAACTGATCGTCAAGATTACTAAACAGTTTTTCTGTAAATTCAACTTGTAAATCCAAAAGACCATTCTTTATTCCTTTACCAATTTTACTAGCTAGACTTTCACCACCATCAATAGCAGCTGGAGCTGCCTTCTTTACAGCTTGTTTAATTTCATCAGCTATAGCGCCGGGATTTTTGAAAATTTTAACTAATGGAGTATTTAACGAAACCCCCATAATTTTTTGATATGCAGTAGCAATTTTGTTTTGAACAATTTTGGCTTTGTCACCAACTTTAACAAAAGTTTCTCCAACTTTATTAGAAAACGCTGTGCCTATTTTTGTAGCGCTACCAACAATACTTGCTCGGTTTTTCTTTAATGTCTGCTCTACGCCTATAATCGCAAGAGAAGCTGCACCAGCAGCACCGGCAAGCCCAAGTAGCGGTGCCCCCAATGGTCCGCCAAACGCCGTAACTAAACCACCAATTATTCCAAAAGCAGCTGTTGCTGCAATTGCAATTGACTTAAAGCCCTCAAGTATATAAAGGGTAAATCCTATAAATTTGTCAACTATGTAACCAAAAAATTTTCCAATTATACCCGAAGCAGATTGAAATAAATTACCGATACCTCTTAGTGCAATTCCAATAATACCAACAATGTCATGTCCTATAGAGAACAAAAATCCTTTAAAGTTCTTTATGGCCGTTTCTGTTTCGCCAGTAAAAGCAGCACCAATCGCCCTTTTAAGCATAATAAATTTATTTATAATTCTAGCAATAAATGGAGCAAAAGTATTAGTCATGAAAGATTTTCCAACACCTTCAGAGAATTTCTTAAATGCCTCAGAAACTTGCTTTATAAAATAAGCAAGTGTTGCAAAAGCACCAGCAGATTTTTCTGCTTGATTTTGTGCACCAGTATTATTAAACCCACCAAATCCTTGTATAACATCCAAAATTGGATTGACTAAATTCATAATTGCTTGTCTTAAATTATTAAACGCTTCTTTCAAATAATTTATTGCTACAGAAGAACCCTGCCCCATACTCTTAAATGTTGCAAATACAGCACCTATCAAGAGAACAATTGGGGAAAGTATAGTTAATACCATAAGCAATTTAACAAACATTGCCGCAGCTTGACCAACAGCTGAACCTACACTTTTAACAACAGCAGCAGTGCCTGTTTTAAATACAGCTGGCGTACCCATTGCAATTTTTTTAGATCTAGACAAGGAACTTACCCTGTTTGCCGCCTCTTGCGCAGTAATTTGCTCCCCAGCCCTTGAGGCTGCTTTTGTAACTTTTTGCAAAACACTTTGCGCCGCAGCTACTTTATAAATTTCTTTACTGAACAAACCCATTTTAGATGCCGCACGAGTTGCTCTTAATCCAACAGTTGATAAACCGGCGGTAAACATAAACAAAAACGGAGCCAACAGTCTGCTGTTGTGTAATGAAGAAAAGAATGTTGAAACAGCAGTTCTTGGAAGAATGGCGCTTGCTTTAGCTATGGATGTTAAACCACTTGCAACTTTTTTAAGATTTTCGCCAGAACCTACACTTGCAATTTTTTTACCCAAAAACTGCATTGCTCTACCAGCTGTATACGCTTTAGAGAATTGATCAAAAAAGTTTTTCCCAAATGGAATTTTGCTAAAATATGGCTTTATATTTTGCACCCTTGTTGCCTTGACAGCTCTTTGTTTCATTTCGGCAGATTCCAATAATCCAAAAGGTTTAAATCTAGGCTGCACATCGTCTTCGTATTGGAACTTGCTTGTATCAACTTTAGGGGTTGCTCTAATGTTTCGTGTTCTATCCAAATTGTCTACAAACTTAATATTCTTTATCTTATCCCCATCAAGAAAAGAGTTACCAATGAATTGGTTTGGACCTTTAAATAAGTTTGGTCCAGTAAATACATTTGCAAAAGCTGTATCTATTTGAACTTCTAATGCATCAGCGGCATCACCAATATTTTTTGCAAATACTTTTGTAGCGCCATTTATATTGGTTTTAATATCTTCAGCAGCATCTTGCATTTTGCTGGCAGCTCCACTTAGGTTATTTGGTATATCTATACCTCTTAAATCAGCACCTTGCAAAAACCCCGGATATCTTAAAGGAGTAGTTGATACAGGGACAGAGGCTTGTGATAAAACTTTTGCTGCTTTAGCAGGAGATACATTTAAAGCTTGCTGTACAGTAGAAATTAATTGTGTTGATTTTTTCAATTCTCCTGCAAACTTTGCAGCGGATTTTGCACTCATACCTGAAGCTCTTTCAATATCAGCACGAGCCTTTCTTATAATTTTTGAAATTGAACCATCAGCAATGCCTTCTTTAATAACTTTAGTTCCAGGTCCCTTTATTGCACTAACTGGTAGGGCTTTTAATGCTTTTGTAATTTCACCTAAATCAGATGTCATTGCATCAAGAGCGTTAACAACTGGCTTAATTGTTTGAGTAGAGGCTTGAATTGCTGCTTGACTAGCTGCTTGTATAACTGGACCGGGTGCCAAATTTGCTGGAGCAGCTGGAGTTGGGGCAACAAGTTGTTTATTGCTAAGATTATTTAAAGCATTAGCTAATTTTTGTAAATCGGGTCTAGCTTCATCAAGACTATTAGATACATTCTTAACAGCATCCTTGACTTCAGCCCCAGTTGTTGCTGGAATCTGTGCAGATTCTTTAATATCAATAAGATTTTGTACAAGATTATCAATTGCGCTCTTATCCATTAACTCCGGAGCAAGATATCCTGGCAAAAGATTTTTTTGTCCTCTTAGCCTGCTCGCCCTTACTTCAACTTGTTTAGCAACGACATCTCCTTGAATTGCAGGAAGACCAGCTACTTTTTCTACATCAGCATCTCTTAAGCCAGCAACTGCTTGGAATAAAATTTGCCTGATGAGCATTCTCGCAAAACGCTCTTGCACTTCTTTGCTTGCGGATGCAATTGGACCTCTAGACAAAACTTCTGTTATCAATTTATTAAAATTGTCTTTTGATTTTCCACCAACAACATCAAACGATCTTAAGTCATCAATAATCGCTTTTACATCAGGGGTAAGTGCTTGACCTCTAGGCATTAACTGCCTCATCCTGTTCATTATGCTACCGGTTCTACCAGTCTCTATTTTATCTATTGCATCTTGAGCCGCCATGATCATTGCTTTCTCTATATCAGCAACCTGATCACCAACAGATTGAAGTAATAAGTTAGACCAGCTCCCAGGAGCCAATGACATCATTTTTTGCATTGTTTCTTTAATAATTGCAATTTCAACGGGTATAGAAGTTCCTTTCGCAACAGTTGCTGCCGCTGATGAAATAACCAATGCTTTGCCAAGCATTTTTGTATCATTTGTTATGCCATCAATAATATTATTCATTACAGTTGCGTATGTTATTTGCGCGTTTTCAGCTGACATTTTTATTGAACGATATACATCCAAAGAAGTAACTTTAGGCGAAACACGAGATAAATTAGCCCTTGCTTTTCTCTGTATTTCGGCTTCTTTTTCTAGCAACAACTGATCAAAAACAGCCATTCTTGATTCAGCTGTGCCTGGTAGTACTTGAGGGGTTAGTTCAAAATCTCTATTAGTAAACGGCAATTGCTTAACTCTAAGATTGTATTCTTTCAAAAATTCTTCACTACTTGTAATTTCTTTTATCGCCTTGTCTCTTGCTTGTTTTATTTCAAGCAATTGATTGCGATCCATCAATTCTTCAACTGGTCTACCGGGTATATTTCTTATATCAATCGGTCTAGCCAATTCATGATAAAGTTTTTGAGTCATTACCCTTACTTTTTCAACTGCTGGTCCAATAGATTTAGCTGGTACCTGAGCAGCAATTCTCTTTACTTCGTCAAAGTAGTGGTACATCGGCTCTACCATCATTCCCGACATCAGCATGTCATCTAATTGCTCATAATGCCTCAAGACAGAATTGTTAAAAGAAACCAAAGATTTTTTTTGAGCGGCTATTGCTCTTGCGTAAGCCCTTCTTATTTCACCTTGTCTTTCATATGATTCACTTGGATTAAAACCCTCAAAACCCCTACCTGCGGGGTCAAATCCTTCAAAACTAGATGCTTCAGCAAGATCCAGGGATTTATTAATCCCCTCTGTCATTTCATCAAAACTTCTCTCTACAGAGTCTATTACTCTTCTTTTAACATTTGTCAACTCTGCAACTTTTGCTTCTAGTTGTTTTTCAGAAATATCATAATCCGAAACTTTTATTCTCGGTCTAGTTGGAGCAAGTTTGGGAGATATTTCTTGTGGTTGAATAGGAACACTTTCTCCAAGTAAATTGGTTGTTGTAAGAAGATATTGCCCAGTAACAGGGTTTTTTTGAGTTAAAAATTTGTATTTTTCATTTCTAGTTGTTAGTGCTGGTTCACCAGCTTTCTTTCTTCTCTTATTTTCTGCCCGTATTAAAGCTTGATGTTGTTTTTGATTATATTCTCTAAGAACTTTTAATTCCTCAAACTGTTCATTTGAAAGTTGTTGAGCCAATCTAATTCTGTCGGCAGCAGCTTTATTTCTTGTAGCAATATCTTCAGCCAATGCTTGCGATTCTTTTATTGCTTGCTCTCTGCTCAGACCATGATATCTTTCCAAAGCTTTTAGCGCATCACCCCTACCCTCGGTATCACTTTTTACCCGCTGTAGCAATAATCGTTTAGCAAAAGCAACTTCACGCATAGCACCAATTGAGCCATATGGTCCTGTAATTTTTGGCATATCCGATTCTTTGATTCCAAAAATATATTTAGTTGGAGGAATCATAGATGTAACTATTTGAGAAGCAATTCTTTGTTTTGTATTTAAAATTTGTTTCTGAACAGATCTCCTGATTCGCTCAATAGCGCTATCTTTTACATCAAGCCCCAAAACATTTTGCCTAACAGCGGCTAGATCTGACACTAGGAGATCAGCAGTTTGTTTAATCGCCCTGTCTAAATCAGCAGCTTCAAATAGTGCATTTGCATTTCCTTTTTTAATTCCATCAAGCAATAAGTGAGAGCCATAACGAGAACTTAATAGTGAATCAAGCAATAATCTATTTCTATTAGCTGAATATTCCAAAAGTTTTTGAGTAAAGATTTGTTCTCTTTTAATGGCTCTTGCAATTTCAAAATCAGCTCTTTGATTTTTATATTTTCTAACTTTTTCAACTTCTTCTGCGTAGTTAGCCAAATCTTCTTGAGACAACTGTTCAAGATTGTCTATATTTACATACCCTTTTCTTTTCTTCCTAACTGTCGGTAACTTACTTCTAACAGAAGGATCTTGGAGCGCAAGGCGATCAGATTCTCGTTTTAACCTATCTATATCTTTTTTAGATATATTAGACAAATCAGGGCGACCATATCTTTCCCCTAAAGATTGTTTACCATACTTGATTTCATCAAGCACTCTCTGGGTAATATCGGATCCATAAATTCCAGACCCAGCTAATTTTGCAAAGAGCCTTTGAGTTTGATCAGTAAGATTTGTTTTTACTGCCGAGGAACCAAATTCCCTGATTCTTTTTGCCCCAGATTTTGGAAAAATTTGAACAATATCAGCAACATACTCTTCTCCATCACGAAGTGTTCTTTTAACAACTCTAAGAAGTTTATCGCCTTTTTGTATAGCTTTAAAAATTTGTTGTTTAATTGTAAAAGGTACTTCAAATACTTCACTACCAAGAACGCTAGTTAAATTTTTTAAATAATCAGGAATGCCTTTACCAAGTATATAAAACGCATCTTTTATTTCACTAGCGGTAATAGTTGTAAGACCGGCTTTAAGAAGCTGACTATTTGAAGCATTCACCAACTCATCAAAAACTTTTCCAGTTCTTAATCTTGCGTCTAGTGTATCAAAAAATTTAGGAGTGTCTGGAGTAAAATACTCGGGAGCTGTGGGGGCTGAAAACCTTGCGTCTGTAGCATATCTGCTAGGGGTGCTAACACCGACTTGGCCAAGTGCTTGAGAAATTACAGCAGCTTTGGAAATTGTTTTTGCAAAATTTGTATTATAAGAATCAAGTGCGGCTTTAAATCTATATAAATCAAAAGGTGGAGGAAATTGTGGACCATAAAATGGTCTTGTGTCTGGAGTTGCTACTTTATTACCGTATCTAATTCCAAATCTTTGACCACCCGGACTTCCACCACCACCGCCACCTGCTGGGTTTACAAATGGAGCAGAAGGACCACTTCCGGGTCTCCCTTTGCCTGGTCCGAATTGATTACCTTCAGCATTGCCAATAAAAGTGTTGCCAATAAATTCGTTTGGTCCTTTAAATATATGCCCAACAGTTTTTGATATTTTTGAAGCTGCATTTTTTGCTGTTTTTTCGGCAGTTGTAGCAGAATCCTTAATTGACTTATCTACTTTCTTAACAGCATCAGCAACTTTGTTTGTATTCTCAGAATTAGAATTAATACCGTTTTGAAGATCACGAACAAACGCCGTTGTGCCTGGCAATATTTTTTCAAATTTTTTAATAAAACTGTCAACTAATCTCTTCCCACCAGACTCAAGAACACGACTTCCACCAGTTCCGCCTGGAACAGCTTTTGCCTGTCGCAAAAATTCTACTGTCTCTGGTGATAGACCAGACAGATCAGGCATTCTGCTTCTTGATGCAAATCTATCAAAACGATTAGGAATTTTTCCTTCTGTATAAAAAGCTTGGCTGTCTGGAATTTGAACAACTTTTTTAAATTTTAAAATATCAGGGCGACTAAGAATATCTTTAATATCCAAAATCTCTTTTTTGGCTTTGCCAAAACCAAGCAAACTTGCTCCTCTCATTGAAGCAAACATTCCTTGAATTGTTTTTAAAGTTCCTAAAAATATTTTAAATGGACCAGTCAGTGCCAATATAACAAGAAGACTGCCCAATACCCTTTTGACACCTTGTGGTAAGTTTTGCACAATCGCTGCAAATTTTTGAACTACCGGAACAAGGAAAGCAACAATGCTGTCAACAATCGGCACAATAGCGCGACCTATTTGCAATAAGCCTTCTTTCAACTGTCTGTACCTCACCTCTGGTGATTTTTGAGCCAAAAGCAATTCAGTTTCAACCATCAAACCAGCCATTTCATTTACATCAAAAGCTTGCGCAAGGAAAATTTTTGCAACTTCGGTTTGTGTGTTTCCTAAAAAGTCAGCATTTTGTGTAGACTTCAAAGCCATTTCTTTTAATTTATTTTGAGCGTCTATTTGACCTTTTTGAACGGCTGCAGCCAAAGCGGTTTGCTTATCTGTTCCTTTAATTGTTGATGTAGCCATTTTATTTATTCTTGATAAATCCTCAATAGTATTAACAGAAATAGTATTGAATCCTTTCAATTTCAATTGCATGTTAATGCTTTGTTCTAATTGTTTTGCAATAATATTTTCTTGCGTTTGCTGAATCCCTGGCGCTCTTGCCTTGCCAAGATTACTTAAAGCGTCTTGGAATTGAGCTAGTTGCGAAATAGATGTTGCCATACGGGGTCCTTGGCGAACACCAAACAATCTTGAATAGAATTCAAGGACACCTTGTTGCCCTTTATTATCTTTCAAAGCATTAAATCCATCTACAAGTAGCTGAATATTACTTATACCAACACCTGACGAGTAGCTAAACCCATCCATACTGTTGGATAAACTATCCACCATTTGTTGATTTTGCTTTGTCATTGCGTTCATTCTCTGTAGAGAAACTTTCACCGAGTTTGCTGATGCACCAAGCTGAAAACCAGCCGCAACCATAGGAGTTACTAAAGCAATAGCCTCAGTCATGCTAAGACCAAATAAGTTTGCCGCAGCAGAAACTTCAGGGAATGCTTCCGATATGTTTCTCAAAGACATAACAGTTTTGTTTTCAACAAGGTTGAACATAGCCATCTGACCTCGCAATGTGGCAGCTATGCTGTCGGATACTTCTTTGGTATTCAAGTCAACACTCATCCCAAGATCTCTTCTTGATTTCAAAATGTTTTGATACATTGAAGAAACAAATTCTTGCGATGCGGTAATATCCAGATTACCAAGTTTTTCCATTTCTGCTGTAATCAAAACCATTGTTGACAACATATCTTTACTGGAAATTCCAAGTTCTGCGTAATCACCAGCCAAGGATTGAACAAGTAATCTTGAGATACCCCACTTTGCAGTTATCTTATCTAGCTCAACACCTAACTCAGCAACAGCTTTTTTTGCTAAATCAATATTTGAAGCCGTAGCCGTTCCAACAAAATTATCGGCCAACAATTTTGTAACTCTAATATTTTGCGTTTCTAACTTTGCATAATTATAAAACACTTCTCTTAAGCCATAAATAATTGGAGCAGAAAAGTTTCTTGAAAAATAATAACCAGATTGCTGAGCAGCCATGCCAAAAGCTCTAAGCTGTTGACCGTAATTTCTTAAATCGTTACCTCTTACAACTCTATTAAAAGCTTTTTGATTAATTAAAGCAGAATTTAGGTGAGATGAATATTGCTGTAAGTATTGTCCAAATTGAGGGTTTGCTATATTAGCAGCTTTAATTGCACTAAGATTTTTCTGTAAAAAATCAGCTTCAACTCTTGCGTTTTTAAGAGATTGCTCAAGTATTTGAATATTTCTTGAATATTTACCAACTTCAGCACTTGCCTTTGACGAACCAGATGCTGTCAATCCTAAAGCTTTATTCAAAGAACTTGTTAAATTACTAGCACTCTGCGCCCTTGTTGCCAAAGATGCAATATTCTGAGCCAGGATTTGAAGCTGGTTATTGATGATAGCCGTAGCAGAGGTAGCGTTGTCTGTGACAACGGCATTTATATTAATTGACGCTTCATTCCCGCTAACATCAGACATAGTTTGTACTATAAATTATCGCACAATAAACTATTTTAAGCAATTTATTACTGCTTGTTATCATATAATTCAGGGAACGCCTGCCTTCTATCTTCATCTGTAGCCATACCAAACCCAGTAATACCTTTAGACTGTAATTCCATAGCTGTCGCCCCGGCTTTCATTGGCTTAGGTGCAGGATCGTACCAGTCTTCTTCAAAATCAACATCAGCGCCTTGCGCTGCTGCGGCAATTTTCATGCTCGTAGAAGTTTCATTCGTGCAAGCGCGATATAATAAAAACAGTTCGTTTAGCGTTAGACTGTTTTCTAATTCATACAAGTTCAACCATGAACCAGTTTTAACAAACAACTCTGATTCATACTTGAGGAGAGGAATATCCTCCCAACCGAGAGGTTCTCCATCCTCTCCGCTTACAAGGAAGGGTCTGACCCCATTGCGGCTGCCATTACTTCACCGAATGAACGCAAGTCAAGCACATCTTCAAGAGCTTCCTTGTTATTGGCAAGTTCTGGATCAACAACTGACAGAGCAATGCCTGCAGCTTCAACCATAACATCAATGTCAGCATCAGACAACGAATCTTCAGTCTTGAGGTCTTTAACGACTTTCATAAACTTACGAAGAGTGCGGATTGTCAATGGCTTAATTACACGAACCTTACCATCAGCAAATAGAATTTCTCTACCGGCCAAAATATCTTTATTTATATTACCCAATTTAATCACCTGTTCCTTTTGTTAAGAAGAAAGCCGAAGCTCCCTAGTAATAAGTTTACCACAAATTACTAGGGAGCTTCAAGCTTTTGCAAACTATATTTGATTTTTATTAAATATTACGTTTGGTCAACAATTTTGCCGTACTCATAACCACTGTCTGCAATGGTTGGAAGAATACGGAAGCCTACCGTAAACATTGTTGCCTCGGCACGCTTCATTGAAATCATTGATGATTCCATTGAAACAGCACGCTTAGCATAGAATTTACGAGTCTTAATTGCTACTGCACTTGAGCCTGGGGCTGCGCCGGTTACTACGATTCCCTTCTCATTTGGGTATACCGATTGGGTACCAAAATTGAAAGTTTGTGTAGATGCACCATCTTGTGCCGAAACGATGTCGCCATCGTCATAGTTCCAAGCTGTTGTAAGGTTTGTCAAAGTTCCTTCTGCAAGGGTTGTCTTCAACATAACCTTTACTTTTGATTGAATCAACTTAGCGGCATCGCCAAATTGATCAACTTCAATGTCAACCACTTCTGGTTCCCACGAAATTTCAACACCGTTTGATGTTGCACCAACATCTGTAAAGCTGTTCATGTTTGCGATTGATGTTGCGTTTGCGTTAGTGCCAAGCTTAATTGTAGCTTCACCAACAACAATATTTGCTACTGTTACTGCCATTTTAAATCCTCCTGATTTAATCTAACCGAAAAATTTTTCGGCCTTTTTTATCTCGCCATTTGGCGATTTTTTGCGAATCCTCAATACCGACTTCGTTTTCACGTTTGCCGATACCTAAACCCTTCATCCATTCAAAACTATAAACCTTGCCAGAGATCTTTACCTCATAGCCAGATTCTTTTCCAATGTATGTAATTGTAGTGTATCCCATATTTTATTATAACACAATTCTTTTATGCGTTTTACCGCAATATCTAGTATACCACACTAATTATCAACATTTTTAATTTTAAAATCAAGATTCATTCTGTACCAGCCTTCTTTTTCAATAGGGGCAGCCAGGCTTGATCCGACCATATAGGAGCTTAAATTTCTGACTTCGGTATTGACAATTCCGTTGGTTTGAGCAACTAAATCACCAATTGAAAGTATAGCTATAAACCTTTCTGACAAGGCAAAAAGTCTTGCTGCATCTGTATCAAAAATAGAGTATCTTATGTAATCGCACCTCAACCAATATTGCTCTACATCAGGAACCCTAGGCTGGTATAAATATGTAACAAAAGGGGCTGGCTCGTTCCCAGTCGCTACCACCGGAAAAAAATTCATTGTTTTCCCGGCAATTGATATAACAGTAGCGTCATTTTTTACTCGCGTGTTGACATCGTAAACACTAATTCCCATTATTTGCGCTCCTTAAATTCTTAAAAGATTCATTGAATGTATCTATAAAAACTTCTTTTGCTTCTTCAACAACATGTTCTTGATACCCAATATTGTCTGTAGTTATTGTAAATTCATTACCGTCAGATGATATGTTTACTACAGCGTATGGGGGGTTAACTTCCTCCAAATTGAGTGCAGTCGCCACAGCAGCCTCTGCCGCTGCTGTCTGTATATCTAGGGGAATAGTATTCAGACTATCTATATACTTTTGTATATTATGGGATACTATAAACTTTATCATTGTGGTTCTATTACCCTTTTAAGCATAATTAAATTATGATGTTTTTTTCCAGAATATGAAAATTTAGGCTGTATACCTATAATCTCATAAATATCCGAACTAATCGCATTACCGTATCTATCTTTAACAGATCCAATTCGGTTAGAAAATGTTATGTACGAATCATATTTATTTGGAACAATCGCCTCATAATACGCTATGTTTTCGTTGTATGGAGCAACTCTTTTTTCTCCGCCTGTTGATGACAATGTAGGGGTTTGAAACTGAAAATATATTATCCCAGAATTTGTAAATGTCGGATATTTCTGCCCTGCTGCATTTGTTGTAATTGTCTTTGTATAAACAATTCCGTTATGGGTAAAACGAAAATATGTTCCATAAGCCATAATTAAACCACATAATCCATAATAAATAATGTGTAATCCATAAGCAAAATATCTGCATCAATATTTCCAGTTGATTCATAAAATGAATCTTTTGTTTGATATTTTATTACATCCATATCCACGGTTGTCATACCATGTCTTCTGTATTCCGAATCACCGTTCATCATGTCAAGAAGTAACAGCTCAGATGCTTGCTCAACATTATTAGGAACAAATTGCCAGCCAAAATCGCCAACAACTTTATAATCATCGTCTGAATTAAATTTATTAGTTACAACAATTTTCTGCACACTATCTAGGTATGAATTCTTGAACTGAATCCAATTTGATGATTGGAAGTTAAAAGGCTCTCTAGATTTTTCCATATTGTTTACTGAGGAATCAGACGAATCGTGCAGTAGCACTTCATCCTCGTCACCAACATTCATAGTTACTGTTTTTAAATTTACTATTGGTAAAGGAAGAGGCAGTGTGCTTTTATTATTTCCGTTTAATATAAAATATTTATTTGAATAAAATTCAAAAGATTGGCCACAAAATGTATTAATTATATTTCTAACTTTTTTTTCATAAGAATCAAATTTGTCATAAAAATCATTTTCAAGATCCGGATGTTGTTCAAAAAATATATCAGCATCATAATACGGTGTATAAACATTTATGTATTGAGATTGTGTATATGATGTTCCGCTTATCGTATAAGTAAAATCAACTCTATGCCTTCCGGCTGAATTTAAAACATAAATACCAGAAGCCTGTTGACCGTAAGTAATTGTATAAACGCCAGCACTTGTCCTTGTAGCATTAGTTGGACCACTTACCAGTGAACCAAACTCGTGATAAAGACTTGCTGATACAATATTGGATGTAGGATCGCTTGGCAAAGTAAGGGTTAATGTCTTACTTGTGTTTATTTTTACATCATCCATAATATTCAATTATAACAGAGAAGCTATTCCAAGCCCTAGAAGGTTTGCATGGCTACGGATACTTCTAAATCGGCAAGATCTGTATCAAGATTTGAAATAGCAATCGCATCTGTTATGCTAAAAGAAATAACAGTATTGCTTACATCTTTATAAAACAAAACTCCATCAGCATAGTTAATTGCAAGCTCCCCGTGCTCTAATGAATTAGCGGCTGGAGCCGCATTGGCAGTCCCAGATCTTTTAAGTTTTACAATGTTAGCCATTGATTCTCCTAATTAAAAAGTACCACCATCAACAGTAACATTGTCAAGATTTGTTCCACTCAACACCGTTGTTCCATTAATTTTAAAAACCTTTCCAGATGCAAGATTGATGTGCTCAGATGATGTCCAAGAATCAGTTGCATCAACCCAGTTCCAAGTCTTATTGGAAGCACCAAGAATTGTTAAACCAGCGCCATCTGCTGTTGTGTCATCTGGGCTGGCAACATTTGCCAAAACAACATTCTTATCTTCAACAACAAGAGTTGATGTGTTAAGAGTTGTTGTATTACCCTGTACAGTTAAATCACCAGTTACAGTAAGGTTGTTTGAAATAGTAACATTTGCTGGCAAGCTCAGTGTTACTGCACCAACTCCAGAGTTGGAAACTGTAATTTCATTTGCAGTACCCGACAAGCCAGTAACAAGGTTTGTTGATCTATCACTAATTTGAGAAGCTGTAATTGAAATTGTTGAATTAGCAGCAGCTGTCAAACGACCTTGTGCATCAACAGTGAATGTTCCAACAGTTCCTGAACCACCATAGCTACCAGCAGTAACCGCTGTGTTGTCAAGATTAATCGTAACTGTATCGGTAGCCCCGGCGCTTGATGTTAATCCGGTTCCACCTGCGATTGTTAATGTGTCTGTACCACTTGAAATCGTAACAGTGCCGCTATCGCCAGCGGCTGTAAAAGATGTTGCAACATTAGATATTGCATTGTCAACATAAAGTTTTGTTGCTGCATGCCCATTAGCAGATGGCGTTGCAACAGAAACGGTTCCAGAGAATGTTTTATTACCAGTAACTGTTTGTTCAGTTCCAAGCGTGAGGTAAGCACCATAACCAGCAATGGCAATAACAGAAGTCGCTGAGCCTCCAGCGCCACCAGTACCTGTTCCGTAATAAAGAATATTATCAGCTTCGTTAAAAGCTAATTCTGCATTCTCTAAACTTGTTGGTGCGCCAGCTGCTCCTGCTGATGACCTTCTTTTAATTCTTAATGTATTTGCCATTAATAGTTTCCTCCATCCATAAGCAGATTTGCTGCGCTATGAACATGGTCGGCTCTAGCCGCCACATTGCTTGTTCCAGCACTAGCAGTTCTTGCGACATCCGCTGGGGCCGTATTACTTAAACTTAAACTTGCTAAATTAATTGTACCACTACTTTGACTTAACACAGTAGTGCTAACTACTTGAGAAACATTAGAAATGTTATTTGCATAAACTTGGACTGTGGTTAAATCAGGCATTATCGCGTAACCTCACCTGTCACAACAACATTCCCTGTTAAAAGGGTTGTAACAACAGCACCGTTGGTTTCTTGAAAATCATACACATAAGTCCCAGAAGCTATATTGGAAGTAATGTTTGCAGCCACAC